ATTTTGGTAACGGTGAAGTAGAAGCAGCTAGACACAGCAACCCTGACGGTTCCGAAGGTGGTTGGGTAGCCGCAACAGCTAAAGTTGATGTAGGTTGCTTCATTGGACCAGATGCTGTAGTGTATGACAATGCTTGGGTACTCGGCAATGCCGAAGTAAGCGGTAATGCTGCAGTATACGCTACTGCTGTAGTATATGATAATGCTAGAGTATACGGTAACGCTAGAGTGTACGGCAATACTAGAGTATACGATAGTGCTGAAGTATTCGAAAGTGCTAAAGTACACGGTATCGCTAGAGTATATGATAATGCTCTGGTATTCGGCAATGCTGAAGTATCTGATTGTGCTGTAGTATCCGGTGATACTTTAATGTTTTGATGAAAACATGTAATTTTTAGTTTACATGTTCCCTTTTTTTATTATACAATATATTATAAATTAAATCAAGGAGGAATATATGAAATTCGATTTTGGTAACGGTGAAGTAGAAGCAGCTAGACACAGAAACCCACACGGTTCTGAGGGTGGCTGGGTAGCCGCAACAGCCAAAGTTGCACCTACTTGTTTCATTGGACCAGATGCTGTAGTGTATGACAATGCTGTAATATCTGGTAAAGCTAGAGTATACATCAATGCTAAAGTATACGGTAATGCTGAAGTATCCGGTGATGCTGAAGTATCCGGCGATGCTAAAGTATATGAAAATGCTAAAGTATCCGACCATGCTGAAGTATACGAAGATGCTGCAGTATTTGGAGAAGCTGAAGTATATGGCAATGCTGGAGTATACGGCACCGCTGAAGTATCCGACACTGCTAAAGTATACGGTGCTGCTTGGGTATACGGCAATGCTGAAGTATACGGTGATGCTTGGGTATGCGGCAATGCTTGGGTATGCGGCAATGCTAAAGTATTCGGCGATGCTTGGGTATACGGCAATACTGAAGTATACGGTGATGCTAGAGTATATGATAATGCTAAAGTAACCAAAGGTGTTAACGTCTAAATTTGCTTAGCTATACAAGCAATTATGTAATGACTAAAAAGCTTCTGTGATTTATTTTTGGGAACATGTAATTTTTTAGTTTACATGTTCCCTTTTTTATTATACAATATATTATAAGTTAAACCAAGGGGGACAACATATGAAATTTGATTTTGGTAAAGGTGAAGTGCCAGCAGCTAGACACAGCAACCCTGACGGTTCCGAAGGTGGTTGGGTAGCAGCAACAGCCAACGTTGCACCTACTTGTTACATTGGACCAGACGCTTTAGTATTCGGTAATGCTAAAGTATATGAAGATGCTAAAGTATACGAAGATGCTAAAGTATATGAAGATGCTAAAGTATACGGAGAAGCTGAAGTATTTGGTAAAGCTAAAGTATCTGGTAAAGCTAAAGTATCTGATAAAGCTAAAGTATACGGTGATGCTAAAGTATATGGCCTTGCTAAAGTATACGGGTATGCTGAAGTACATGACAACACTAGAGTATCTAGTGCAATGCTGAGGTATTCGGGCAATGCTGAGGTATCTGGAGGGCATTGAAACCATCTAGATTTGCTCAACCATGCAAGTAACTATCGACGAGTTCTATGATTAGATTTTAGAGAATGTATAAAATATAAAGATTCTTTTTTGATAAATACTTTATACGCAGCAACCCTAAAGGAGATAGCCATTGAAAACAATCAAACAAATTTTAGCTGAAAAGAAAAACCCTATCATGACAAAACGGCTCGGAAAAGAAAAAGAAGGTCGCGATGAATTGTTCTTTATTGGGTTTAGAGCAAGAGACGGTTTTAATATTTATTGTGAAATGGGAACAAAATCTACGTTTAGATCAATAGAGAAAATGACTTCTGACCAAGTAGATAACCTAGCATTTAAAGCTACAAGCGACAAGGCTAAGGCTAAATTCAAAGAGGTTCAAAAAAATAATCCAGATCAGGACGATCTTGAACTCAAATCTGAATTTGAATTAGCAGAATTCCTGTAAATCGCCATGGCATATATAATCGAACTAATTAAAAAACAATGCAAATCATGCGAGACTGAGACTTGGCTTTTCCCCAAATCACCGGAAGAATATGAGAACTACCAGTGTAAAGATTGTCAGGAAAGCATAGAACAAATTAAAGAACTGCCGGCTCCGGATAATTCAAATCCAGACCCAGTAATAAATTTACAACAATAACTTCATCAAATCCAACAAAACGATGAAAATAATTTTTAAAAGGAGGAATTAGCCCACCACAAATGCCCCTTGGGTCAGGGAAAAAGGAGTAAAACATGATTAAGCTAGTAACCACGGCTATACTAGTTCCAGCAGTTTTTTCAATTTTTGATGCTACATACGAGTTTCAACAGCAAATGCCTCAGCCATTGATATTGTCAGAATCACCGCAGTTTGTTAGAACAAGAAATGCAATTTCAATATTGAAAGGGCCAGCTTCGTTAACACGCGATGTTTATGCTGCAGCAACATCAAAGGGTTTAAATCCAGTATTATTCGCAGTTCTAATCCAAACAGAATCAGAATTTAAAATCACTGCAAAATCGCATAAGGGTTATAGAGGTTTAGCTCAGACTCCAACCGCGATGATGAGAACCGGGTACGAGTTAGTGGATTTAACTTTAGGTGCTTGTATTTTAGATGAAAAAATAAAAATTGCTAAAGGGGATTTACAATTAGGGTTAGCATTATATAAAGGCGGAAACAATCCAGCAGCTCATAAATACGCTAGACAAGTTCTAACTCTGTATAACAAAGTAAATAATGAACTCGATAAAAAAGAAGAAAACCGGTTACATAAAGGCTAATAACCTTCTATCTAAATTATGGTTTTTAACAAGGAGAAATAAATGAATGAATACACAGTAGACCCCGTTGTAAATGTTAAAGGAAAACCGTTGATGACAGCATATAAAAAATTTGCAGATTCATTCCACAGACATGCTCTTTGGTTTATAGTAGCTTTAGCCATTGGGATTTATACTGGTATAAAAACTACTACGATTTACTATTCAAACAAAATGGATGAGTCTGTTAAAGTTGGTGGATTTTTGAATCAAGGTAAGATTTACAAAATAATTCCGCAGTAAAAGGATTTTACAGATGACGTACGATCATGCTAATGGGAAATTTTGCAAATATAGTAAAGCACCATGTCAACGTTGTGCTTTTAAAGGAAACGTGCTGGAATGCGCAAAACATGAATGCCCTACGGCTGATACAGAATAATTAAAAAATTGTAAAATAATTTGTAACTAAAGCGGAAATGAAAATTCATTTCCGCTTTTTTTTCATGAAACCAAGATACTAATTTGCTGAATGGTTTTAGCATGATAAATAATCATGAGTATGAGGTCTGGAGAATTTGAGTTGATTATAAAGGAAAAGTTCAATGAAGCCAATGATAAAAAAACAAACATTGCACGAATTGGTTATTTTACCAGAAAGAGATCCTAGAGAACAAACCAAAGAATTTAATGCTACAAAGAAAAGATTAAGGGCCGATGGACATTATTCATGTTTTATATGTGGTACTACAACTGATTTAGAAGTACATCATTTTGGTTGTGAAAATTCTTTAAGAGATATTTGTGATTTTGAAAAACTTAAAATTTTCTCAGAAAAATTTGATATATACGGATATGGTAAACTTTTAACCAATACTCCCATTACGTCGGTTGATGATATTAGAAATTGTATGGTTCTTTGTAGGGAACACCATCTTTCGTCTGATTCCGATGGCGTTGCTAATGGGATTCACAATATAACATTTCCGGTGTGGATTATTCAACGTTTGCAAAAAGATGGTGAAAACATAGTACCTTCAAATACGGAAGAATTAAATGAAGAAATGAAGGAGTTTAACGATGGAAAACAAACCAGTTAATATCACCATGCCACAAACAATTTTTAATTGGCTAATCGTGATTGTCGGTTCAATATTGTTATATTTGTCATTCCGAATTAACGTGACGGATCTTGCTGGTGTTTTGGGTAACATCGCTGGAATTTCGCTTAACTTGATAATCTGGTTTATTGTTATATTCGGGATTGAGTTTGTTCAACTCGGATTTAAACGAAACATTAAATCAGAAATTTACGATAATAACAATGTAGCAGCAGCTATATATGAGGTTGGTATTAAGCTAGGGGCAGCTTGGGTTATTGCTAAAGGTTTACTATAACGAACATGAAGAAACTTCTTGTTTGCCTTTGTTTGCTTTTGCCAATGCTAGCAACGTCTTGTTTGGCTGAGCAGTCACCAGCAAAAATTGTTAAATCTAAAATCTTTGTAGGCAAATCTGTCTTAGATAATGCCAATAAATATTTATATGTGCGGGAAAAAACAAATAACAACGATGCACCAGAGATTGATAAATTTTTGAAATACCATGGTTTAGGGCCTGGCTTTTCATGGTGTCAAGCATTTGCTAATTACAATTACTATGAAGCTTTTCTATACCATAATGAAAAAACACCATTTCCTAAAATTGCAAGATGTTCAACTTTTGCTAGATGGTGTTTAAATCAACCAGTTAGAATAAAAGTGATTACCGCAAAACAGGTTCTTGCTGGTGCAGCTGAACCACACCCCGGTGATATAGCAAACTTTAAACATGGCCCGTATGTAACTAAAGAAACTTTTACATATAACGGACACGCGGCAATTGTAATTTCATACAATAAAATAACAAAAACTGTTACCACCATCGAAGGTAACACAAAACCATCTAACCAAGGCGATCAAACCGGAGTTACTAAAGGTGATCTAAGCTACGGCCATGATGGAGTTTATATCAGAGAACGGTCTATCGGGTTAAAAACAAAATTTCCAATTTTGTATTTCATAAGACCAATTCAACAGGAGTTTATCAAATGAATGAAGAACAGCCAACCATTGCAATCAAGCAAGAACCAACCACAGTTAAAACTTATTTATTTCATATTTGGTATATAATTGTTATTGTTATCTTAGCAATTCTATTATTAACATATCGAAATTCTCTAATTAAGGCAAATAATCAGGTTAAAGCTGCTCAGTCTATACAAGAAGTTCAAAAGAAAAACAAAGAAGCTGATGACAGACTAATCGAAGTTGCAAAACGAGAAAAGGAACTTTACCCAATTTTAAATAAAAGATTGGATGAACTTGAAAAAGAAAGAATTAGATTGAACGCAGCAAAAATGAAATTAGATAAGGCTGCTAGTGACTACAAAAAACAGATAAATAAAATGACAATAGATCAAGTCTCAGCCGAATTAACTAAACTAGGTTATCCAAATAAAAAGGAGAATTAACTAATGAAAAAAATATCAATGCTGGTGATATTGAGTTTGTTGCTTCAGTTATCAGCAATCACAGTATCATGGGCAGAACCAGGAATCTTTTTTAATTATTCCACTTCCAAGAAAATTATATTTGATTTAAAAACCTGCAAAGATTCAGATGCTAAACTAAAAAACTGTGTGGATCTTAACGTAAATTTAACAAAACAGCTTCTTACGGTAAAAGAAACCAACGAAGGTTTAGTTAAAGATAAAGCTATTTTTCAAAAAAATGTAGATTTATATAAAAAGTCAACAGATGAGTTGGCACAGAGGTTATCCGACTGTCAAACAAATAAACCATCTAGATTTACTTGGTTTGGTATCGGGTTTTTATCTGCCGTTGTACTTGGTACACTAGCAGCTTTTGCTATTAAATAAAATGAAAGGAATTACAACAATGACCATGACCGTATCTTCTACCTATTTACAAAAACTTCAAGAAGATAAAATAACCATCAAAGTTTTTATTGATAATGGCACAATGCTGCAAGGTGTATTAACTGGCTTTGATGATGAATTTATCATTGTTGATAAATGTTTAGTCAATAAAGCTAAATTGATATCAATTGCACTACAATCAAAATAATCTGTCCTATTACTCAAAAATGCACTACATAAACCAGGTGCATTTTTGAGTATCAAAAACTTTAATAAATAATATTATGAAACTTGACGATTTTAGAAAAAATTTAGGAAACGTGGTAAGACCTAACAGATTTATCGTTACGGTTACTCCACCTTCAGCATTTACTAATAAGTATGGGTCTGGTTATGATTTAGCAAATCTCAAATATAGAGTTAAATCTACAGAAATACCATCTAGATCAATTGGTGAATTCGAATATAAATATTATGGTTTATCATTAAAGTTACCTGGTGATACTAACTATGGTGATTTTAATATTACTTTTATAAATGAGAATACATGGAAGACAAGATCTTTATTTGAAGATTGGCAAAGTTTGATTCTTACTTCCATGGATAATAGCAAAGAGTTTGCAATTAACATTTTATTTGATTCAAAAATTTTGATAGAACAATACGATGCAAAGGGTGATACTGCAATAGCAGCGTATGAATTTTTTTCGGTATATCCAAAAGAGGTTGGGTCAATAGAATTATCTATGGAAACAGCAAATACCGTAGAGGAATTTCAAGTTACGTTTGGTTATTCACATTGGGAAAGAAAATAAATGTCAAAAAGTAAAAAAACTAAAAAAACTAAAATAAGTACAATAAGACCAATAAGAATACCGTCACCCCGAACTTATGCGGATCCTAAGTTCGGTAGCGTGTTACCAATAGGTACATTTCCAGGTAATACTGGAAATAATCCAGAAGCAACAGCATTTTCCATAGAAACATTAAAACAACAAGTATCTGATCTAGCAAAACCAAACTTGTTTAGAGTTAGGTTTGAGATAAATGCAAATCCGTTACCACCTGAATTATCTGCTGCTGTATTGCAGAATCTTGAAGTATATGTAAAAAGCGCGGCATTTCCTTCCAGAGATGTTGGGAGAATTACAATAATCAGATCCGGCTCTACATTAAAAATTCCAGGTGATGTAAAATATTCTGATGTAACTGTTACGTTTAATGCCGACGTAGATCAAAATGTAAGAATGGCGTTTCATGATTGGCACAGATTATTTGTATATAATGAGTATGATAATATTGGCTCAGCCGAGCCGCTATTACCAAACAAAGGTAAAGTTACTATAGAACAGTTGGATCCTTCATATAATATAACATATGCAATTGTTCTAATGCAAGCTTGGCCTGCACAAATTAGTGAAATTCAGCTTTCTCATGATAGTGAGCATTCCCGTGAAGAATTTTCAGTAACATTTGCGTATACATGGTTTGATGTACTTAAGGATAGATAAATGAGTAGTTTAAACGTAAGACATTATTTAAATATTGAACAATTTATCGATAACAGTGTAGCAGGCACTGGCGTTGGTTTACTTAGGCCAAACAAATACATGTGTTTATTGAATTCTCCGCCGAGTATGTCAAAATTAAAGAAAAACGGTTGGTTAGAATGGAATGTAATTTCTGTAGAATGCCCAAACATTTCAGTCAGTACAGAATTTGTTGAAGTCAACTCATGGGTTCACTATTATTTAAAAACTAGAGAAGATTCGGATTTATCAATTACGTTTCATGAAGATTCAACGTTAACACTCAGAAGATTTTTTTATGATTGGATTAACGAAGGATTTAACCAAAAGAATATGTCTAGACGATACATTGATGATGTTTGTGCAACTGAGATGAAGGTTGTACCTTTAATGTTTGACGGAGTTGGTAAATATTGTGATAAATTTGAAATGGTCTTCCCATACGAGATTAACTCGCTAGATTATGACTTGGCGGCAGAAGATTCAGTATTAAAAACCACAGTAAAATTCAAATACAGGTTTCACACAGTGGAAGCAATTTCTGCTTCTGATTATAAACATACTGCAACACACTCATAAAGGAGAATAACTAACAATGAAATTACCAGTAATCAATGAAACAAGTTACACAAAAATTAAATTACCATCGGGTAAGGAAATTGGAATTAAACCATGGAGAGTTAAAGAAGAGAAGGAACTTCTTTACGCAACAGATTCAGCATCCGAGGAAAACGCAGTCAACACACAACGTGAAATAATTAAATTTATTGGTAGATGTACTGATGATCCTACTGTGTTTAACAGCGTATCCAATGCGGATTTATTGTTTACACTGATGGAATTGAGGAAACTTTCAAAAGGCTCTGCTATTGAATATACTTACAAATGTCCACACTGTGGTGCAAAAAATGAAGATGAAGTTTCATTACGTGAAAATACTGTGGTAAAACCATTTTCATATGATGCTATTAAATTAGAAGGTAACATAGTAATAACGTTAAAAGATGTTTCATATTCTGTAATGGATACTTTGTTTTCATCGAGTGATCATAATTTGCAAAAATACAATCATGATTATTTGATTAACTCAATTGACACTGTCTCAGTGGATGGAACGCTGTATACTGAGTTTGATCTAAAAGATGCTGAGGGCTTCATAGATCAGCTTTCATCTAATCAGTATGATATACTACGGACAGGATTAGAAAACGCAATCTCAAGTGTTACTCTTGAGAAAACTTTCCCTTGCATCAGATGTTCTAAAGATATCGAAGTTAACTTTGGGAACTTGTACGATTTTTTCGCTTTTTGATATTCGATATTTCTTTGGGAGAATATTATAACATCTTTTTCTTTCTGAAAAGGCATGCAAATTTTTCCATAACAGAATTAGAGAATATCACACCTTTCGAGTTTGAAATTTATTATTATTTAGCGATCAAAGCATATAAGGATGAAAAAGAAGTTAAGTAATTTCTTTAAGGATTTTTATGGCAGATATAAAAACTACAAATCAAGCCTTACTTGAATCAAAGCGTGTATGGCAAGCACATAAAGAAGCTGATGCTTCTAGGGCTAAAAGTGATAAACGGCTTTCGCTTGCGGTTGAAATTACTAATAAACGTATTAATATTTTATCTGATTCCATTAAAAAATCAAAAAGAAAAGAAGATATAGAAAACTTTGTAAAGTTTTTAAGTTCTTTAATTATTAATACCGATTCGTCTGAGGTGGTTGTTTCTTTACAAGAAAAGGATTACAATGATACTGTAGCACAGCTTGATAAAATCTCAAAAAGATGGGCAAAAACTGATATTGCAATCATTAACGATATAAAGTCTGCAATATCAGTTTTGTTCAAGGCTAAACATTTTGCAGCTAAAGTAAAAGCTAGATATGAAAACTTAAAAATTAAAGAAGCAAATAAAACTGAAGGATTAATTCCTTCAATGAAAAACATGATTGGTTTAGATCCTAATAAAACCATTGCCGGTGGTCTAAAATCTTCAATAAAATCTGGTATTGGTTTAAATAAAAAAGATTCATTATTATCTAAAAAGGGTATTAAACGATCATTAGGATTTGGGTTGGGTGGATTAATTCATCTAGCTGGTTTCTTAACAGATGCACCTGCATTAAATATGCTCGCCTCTAGTTATAACTCAAGAAGAAAGTCAAAAATATCTGAAGAACAACAAGCGTTTGATGCAATAGAAAAAACAAAACAAGAAGATAAAAATAAAGTTGCTCAATATTTAGAAATTAAAAGAAAACAAAAAAATATATCATTATTTAATGCGATTGCTCCAACCGGAGTAAAACACAAAATACCATCTGTAGCAAAGCCATCTGTAGCAAAGCCATCTGTAGCAAAGCCATCGGTAGCAAGTCCAGCTGCAGCAAGTCCAGCTGTAGTAAGTCCAGCTGTAGTAAGTCCAGCTGCAGCAAGTCCACCGGTAGCAAAGCCATCGGTAGCAATGGCTGGCGGCGGCCAAATGTTGACTAACGGAATCACCAAGCTAACCGTTGGTGATAACCCAGGTGGACAGGAATTGGTTTCTGTTACACCTATGTCCGGAATTGGAAAAACTAAAGTAAATGGTACAGAAGTTAAAGCAACCGCCGGCGGAAATATAATAACCAGTGCACCAAAACAAAATAATGAATTAGTTAATGCGATTGCTCCAGCTGGAGCAAAACGCAAAATACCATCTGTGGCAAGCCCAGCCGTAGCAAAGCCATCGGTAGCAAAGACATCGGTAGCAAGCCCAGGTGTAGCAAAGCCAGCCGGCGGCCAAATGTTGACTAACGGAATCACCAAGCTAACCGTTGGTGATAACCCAGGTGGACAGGAATTGGTTTCTGTTACACCTATGTCCGGAATTGGAAAAACTAAAGTAAATGGTACAGAAGTTAAAGCAGCCGGTGGTGGAAATATAATAACCGGTGCACCAAAACAAAATAATGAATTAGTTAATGC